CCCCCTCTTATTCTTATTATTTCCAGACTACATGAGGTTAGAAACTTTAACCTTACGATAGTACTTGTTAGTTGCAGATGAGATGGAAATTGCACCATCAGCACCGGCAGCAACTGTACCTGTGTGGAATGGATTAGCAGCAATACCGTAACGAGTCTTGAAACCAATCTTAGGCTGGAATGAGTTCTCACCAACCGCACGAACCATTTGTAGTGGAACGTATGGGCAATAGAACATACCAGCGTCATAAGGTGATGTACCTTTATAACCAACAACGTAGTACTGTGAAGCAGATACGTTTGCAGAATATGGATCAACATACACTTTGTAGCGTCCGTTCATAATACCAGCAAATGTTGTTGAAGTATCGTCAACATTCAAGTTGTTATTAAGAGCAGGAGTGTAATCAAGAACACCCGCCATCTGAAGTGCAGAAGCAACATCAGCTGAACAGAGGATCATGTTACCTTTACCACGGCGAGTCTGTTGACCGATAGCGTTGGCATCTCTCTCAATTGCGAACATAAGACCTTTGAACTTCTCTACTGACCAACGACCATTTGAGTCGGTGTCCAAATCAAAGATACCAGCAGTTGTTGTGTTAGTTGCTGCACCTTTAACAGCAGAAACGTAAATGTTACGAACAACCTCACGGTTGATTTCTGCAAGAATTTCAGAAGACAGAATGTTAGCAAGTTCTGTTTCTGCGTCAAGACCGTGAATTGCTTTAAGGTCTTGTGCAAGTTCCATAGTGTACTCAGCTTTAAGAGCACGTGTTACAGCAGTAACAGTGTGCTTTTCGATTGAGAACGCCATTTCACCGAAAGCGTTAGTTCCTGAGTCACCAAGTGCCTCACCCTGTACAGTAGTCATACCTGTTGCAGAAGTATAAGTTCCAGCAGGACTGTCGTTAAGAACAGCAGGGTTAGTTTCGGTAGCACCGACATCTCCACCACCGATAGTACCGGCAGCGTTTTGGTTAGATGCATCTGCATTACCAGGCATTGCTTCATCGGCAAGTGCTTCTGCACCGTCCATTGATGCAAAACGAGCCCGCATTGCAAAGATCAGACCAGTTGGGCCAGTCATTGGCTGCACACCACAAATGTCATATGCAATCAGGTTTGGCATTGAGCGTCTGACCAATGAAATCAGAATTGGATCCCATGTGTCAAGTGCAGCATTACCACCAACAAATGATGTTGGAGCTGTTTCTGTGAGGAAGTTCTTGTCTTCCTTTAGTGCCTTCTCTTGGTTTTCCAAGATGAGTGTAGTGACCGCCCGCTTATAGCTGTCCTGAATCTCTGGGAGGTCAGGGTGCTGAAGGACTGGCTGCCACTTTTCTTGTAGATGTTCTGTCTGAAACATTTGTTTCTCCTTTTATTTTCTACTATTTATAAAATTGTTTATTTTGCACTCGTAGCATTACGACCAATAGCAGCCATGTAAGCAGCCATTGAACCAGTAGTATCAACGTCCTGTGCGGTGCCAGTGTCTACATCATCAATAGTTTCAGTCGCTTCTGACAAAGTTGCATTTGAAGGGAAGTAACTTTCCTTCAGAGTAGCAAGTTTCTCCCGATAAGATTCCTCATCTGAGTAATCTACATCTTCAATCAGTGACTTAAACTTTTCAATTTCTGTCTCGGCAAGGTCAGAAGAAACTTCTGTCATTACCTGTTCCTTAACTAGTTCGGCATTTGCAGACTTGAGTTCAATGGTACTTTCCATCATCTCGTTAATCTTACCTTCTAGTTCTGAAATCTTTTCTGATTGTGCTTCAAGCACATCATATTTTTCATCTGGAACATCAACATAATGGTCTTCAAACAATTGTTTCAAACCTGAGATAAAGTCTTCAGCGATTTCGCCTTTCAAGCCTCTTTCGATGGCCAACTCATTCTCTTTCATCCATTCTTCAACAACATAGTTCATGTATGTGTCAACTTTTTCAGTCAACTCACCCTTTGTTGCGGTAATATTTTCTTCCAGTTCTGTTTGGTAGTCGTCTTCCATACGTTCTACTTCTGAACGTACTTTTGATTTAACGGCAGCTTCAAACACTGTTGCAGCTTTACGTTTAAATTCTTCGGAAAGATCACCTTCGCCATTCATCAAAGCGTCAACGTGCTCACTAACGTCAATAGTATTCAGACGATTTTCGACTGACTCTTTTTTGACCTTTTCTTCAGCACTTTCTTCTTTTGAAGATGGGTTCATCATTGCAGTGATTGCTTTTGCCATTTCTTTGGTTTCAGAAGCAGGCATTTTTTGCATCATTTCAACAGCATTATACATAGCATTGATAGCATCTTTTTTGGTTTTCATTGTTTCCGTCTTGTCCATCATTTCTTTCTTGTCCATTTCGGAAAGGTCTTCTTCACCTTCTGCTTCGTATCCAGCAGCAAGAGGTTTTGCAACCTTCTTCATGCCATCATTACCTGTATCCATCTTGTCAGGTGAACCTTCACCCTTTTGTTGTGCATCTCCACCTACTTCTTTCGCCTTTGCAGCGACTTTCTTAGCAGGGGAGTCTTTTTGATTTGGGTCTACTACAGGTGAGCCAGTATCTTCGACTTCGCCTGGAATAGAGTCCATCTTATCGGCAGCACCAGCTGATTTCTTAGGAGCATCCGCACCATTGGCTTCTTCAAGCTCATTAAGTACCTCTGCTTCTAATTCCTCAATGGTTTTATCTAATTCATTTGCCATGGGGATTACTCCTTTACAATATTGTTACGTTTATTTATAATTTATAACTTTTGAAGAAACTTTGCGAACTCCAAAGCGTGTGCTTTTGTATTATTCTGTCGTACATTTTCTTCAATGTTTTCTTTCATATCCGCAATATCGGCTTCTTTAATCAAACCGTTATTCCAGACCCACTCTTTACCTTCCATAATACCCTCAACAAATGCGTTGGGGGCACTTGGGTCTGCTACAATGTCAGCAGCAGTTGCAAGGTAAAAGTCGTTTCTCACTACGTTAGCGCCATTCTTCTGGTCTAAACTACCCATGCCTCGTGAAGATACGCCAAGTTTAGCGCCATCGTCCATCAAGTTCTTTACAATTTCTCCCATTGGTGTTCCAAGTATTTTGGCTTCACCAACAAAATTCTTTCCATCTGGTGTCAGCGATGTAATCATATGAGATGCTCTCTCAAGATTAACTGTTGGGCCTTCTGGATGACCCAATTCACCAAATGCACGTTTTTCATTAACGTATTCTTTATTATATCTATTGACTTC